TCGGTGGCGTTGTTTGGCCCGTAGAATTTGTGGCCCGCGCCTTCCTTCCATCCGTAGAAGCAGAGTTCAAAACCGCCCATAAAATCCTTGCGCGTCAGGACGGGGTGCTGTTTGTCCCAGACGATCCCCTGGCTGAAGTACAACCCCGAGGCCTTCAGCGGTGCCGGATAGTTGCCGAGATTGGCGTAGCCGCCCCAAACATAGAACGAGCCGCCTGGCTTGAGGACGCGCGAGGCATTGCCGAACCAGTCGAGCAACATCTGGTCAAAGGCATCATCGGTTACAAAGTCATTTTCCAGCGGCCGGTCCTTGGGACGCATCTTCTTGCGGGCCTTCTTCGGATCGGTAGCGCCGCGAGCGACGTCGAAGCCTTGGTGATGCATCTTCTGCGACAGGTCAGGGTGGGAACTGTTGCCGGCCGCGATGGCCGTGCTGCTGCGTGGCTCGACTTTGACGTTGTACGGCGGGTCCATCGCTACTAGGTCAATGGTCGAGCCGTCCAGCAGTCGATCTAGATCAGCCTCGCTGCCCGAATCGCCACACATCAGCCGGTGGTTGCCCAAAACCCAGATATCACCGGGCTGGGTGATCGCCTCGTCGGGCGGCTCGGGCACGGCGTCCGGATCGGTCAACCCGTCTGTGACGCCCGGGTCCATAATCTCGGCCAGCGCATCTTCGGAAAATCCGATGATAGGAATGTCGAAACCCAAGTCTTGGAGTTGGCCAATCTCAACGGGCAACAGGTCGTAATCCCAATCGGCGATGGTGGCCGTCTGGTTGTCGGCCAGACGATACGCCTTGACCTGTGCCTCCGTAAGGTCCTTGGCGACGTGAACGGGCACTTCCTTCAGACCCAATTTCTGCGCAGCCTTCAGGCGGGTGTGGCCGACAATGATCACGCCGGCGCTGTCGACAACGATGGGCTGCTGCCAACCGAACTCCTGTAGCGATCTGGCCACGGCGTCCACCGCATCGTCATTGATTCTAGGGTTGTTCTCGTAAGGAGTTATGTCTGTGATCTTGCGTTTCTCGATGTTCATTTTCTTGTCTCCGGATTCTGTTTTTCACTGCCGACCGAATCTCTTATGTAGCGTGACTATTTCCCGTGCCGTAACCTCTTTTGTAGCAAGAGGTAGTACCTATTGGACCTATCCGCACATGTCGTGTTTCCTTGTGTCTGGTCGCTTCGGGCAGACCCACACGTCCTTGCTGATCTGCGGACCGCGGTAGTAGGTACAGTAATGCCACTGCTGGGACCGGATCATTCCGAGATCGCTCCAGAACTGTCGTACTGACGGGTCGTAGTCTTCCTTCGGGATGTACTGCACAAAGCCGCAGACTTCGCACCGACCGTCAATGTCGTCCCATCGCCGGCAGTCTCGGCACCGGCAGTTCTTCAGGACCGTAGCGGGCGCTGGTGGTGGCATGGAGACTATGGAGTCTGGGGAGTCTCTCTCAGCGAGCTGCACGTCCCGGGCGCGTGTGCGCGTGTGTGCGCCTGCGTATGTGTAAGACATAGATTCAGACTCCGCAGACTCCGCGCAGCGAGGTAAAGTTGTTCCCTCGCATCGCTTACGGCGCGGAGTCTCGCAATTTGAGACTCCGTCAGACTCCGTCAGACTCCGCGCCGGGCGCCCCGAAAGTCGCTCCAATACGCTCGCCAGGCTCATGAGATCACCTCCAGACGGTACTTCGAGGCGTTGCCGCACGACGAGCGGCGGATGAACCAGCCGCCGACGGGCATGTCGCCGTGGCGACGGAGCATGCGGCCGAAGGCGACATTGATCGCCTGGGCGGAGCGTTTGGCGAAGATATAGCCGAACAACTCGTTCCGCTCGGCCAGTTCTCGCAGCTCCTTGGGCTCAACTTCCGACAGACCATACGCCTCGTGCCATGCCTCGACGAAGGCTTGCATCTCGGCGCCTTGGGGATCGGCCTGTCGCCGCCAGTCTGCCTCGTTGGTTCGCCATGCCCGGAAGCCGTTGACCTTCAGAATGCCGCCGACCGTTTCGGACCAGTTCTCAAAGCCCCCGAAGCGATTGGGATGTTTCGGCCGGCCGGCGGCGAGCCAGTTCTCGACCAAGCCCAGCAGGCATTCGAGGACAGTACGGCGGCGGCTTCGGACATAGGACCGAAGGTTGGCGTGCTGGAAGTCCTTGCGAGTTTCGGGGTGAGCCGAGGTCGGCTCGATCATGATTGGCACGATCCGTTTGGCGATCTCGCCGCTGGCGGCGACATTGTTGCCGGTCGCCACCAGCGTCAGGTGGTTGGCAAGCTTCACGGTGCGGGAGACGCCCAGAACGCGGCCTCCGAATACATGGGCGGTCAGTAAGCTCGACAGGGATGTAGAGTCGACATAGGACGGCAGGTTGTCCAGGTGCATCAGTGTCTCGCCCTGTAGCAGCATCGCCAGTATCCGCTTCTCGCGTTCCTCTTCGCGATCGGTGATCTGCATCGCCGGTGCTTCGCGGCCGATAAGGACGCCGCCGAGGACTTCATTGACCAGCTTGGTCTTGCCGGTCCGCTCAAGTGGTGAGTTGATCAGGTGCATCGGCCGGTTTCCGTCTATGGCCGGGGCGACTATGGGAGTCAGGAGCAGGCCGAAGAAGTTCTGGCGGTCGGCCTCGGTCTTGAAGGGGAAGTCAACGACCAGATCGCAGAGGACGTTGTGGATGACCTCGCAGTCGGTCTCAGGCTCCAGACCGCCAAGTCCGCCCGGCTCGTCGTAGAACAGCCCTTTGTGCCAGCCCACAGGTATGCGGGAGAAGCCGGGGCCATAGATGGGATACTCCACGATCAATTCCAACTCGCGGACACACGGGGCCTGGCGCGCCTGGGCGATGACCACGCCTGCGGCGTCCCTGTTGCACGGCTGATAGACGATCACCTGCGCCTTGGTCTTGCGGGAGGTGATCCACTTGCCGAGCTTGATGTGGCTGTCCACAACGATCCGGGTGCGGTCGGGCGAGAGTTCGACCCATTTTCGCTTGCCTGCCCGGCCGAGGATTTCGCCAGGAATGAAGTCCTTGCGGTAGATCGTATCGGCGGGCAGGGCGCTCAGGACATCGTCGGCAAACATCGCGTTGGACTGTTCGGTGTAGTTATCCCGGTCGTCTTTATGCGCGCCCGGCATGAGAACATAGTCTTGGCGCCGTCGGTGAGAGGCGGGCGGCGGTTTCATCTCGATCCGCCGCGGCTGTTTGACACCGGACTCGATTCCGGATCGAATCGTGGCCTCGACCTCGCCTGGTTCCAATCCGACCGATTCGCCCGCACCTCGCAACGCCGCCTCGACTTCGGCCCGGTCGAGATAGCCGCCGCCGATCAGGGTTCCGAGGCTGAAGGCGGATTTGTTGAGCGTGGCGTTGCGTGTGCCTTCGTGAGCATTGCAGATAGCGTTCAACTCCAGTCTGAGAGCCATCTGGGCGTATCGCTCAGTGCGGCCGTTGGCGGATTGTTCCGTTCGTGACGGTTTTTGGCCCGTCCTCACGGGTGTCTTTCGATTTGGGGCTGATTTTGGCGGCCCGGCGGGCGGTCGGCGGGGTAGGCCGTTGAGTTTTTCGAGGATGTGAGCTGGCAGATCGGCCAGTTCGGCCTCCCACGGCCCGAGGCCTTCGGCCCATTGGTACGCCTTGCCCGTCTCGGGGTGGACGCTGCCGGCAAAGACGACCTGGCCGCCGTCGCCCTTGAAGTCGACGTGCGCCCCGAGTTTCTTGCCATTGGAATTGCCCACGGCCTCGGCGCAGCGGTAGTAAAGGTGATATCCGCCCTGCCGACCGGTGTTGACGCGCAGCGTCGGAGGCAGGTCCAGACCGGAGACATCGGCGCCCGGATCGACGTCCACAACGACGACCCCACTGGCGCGGCCGGTCCGAAGCCCGACATTGCCCTTGGACGCCCATTCGAGGGCATCCTCGATATTCTCCCGCGGTCGACGTTGCCAGGCCGTCAGAACGGGCCGCTTGCCGGACAACGGCGTAAAGGACCAACCGAGCCCGTATCCGTACTCGACGTATCCGGGCAAACCGGACGGAATGCTGTCACTTGCGATCATGTGGTGTCTCGCTTTCGTCTATTCTGCCCTCCAAGGCGCGCCGCACGTCCTCCACGCTCCGCGCGAGGATGTACAGACCGCCAAACCGTTCGATCATCCGCTGAAAGGCCCGTTGCTCAGTGCTCTGCCGGCCGTTGGCCGATTTGACCTCGATCTCCAGCCGCAGTCCGCCGGGCAGAATGCCCGTCAGGTCCGCCTGGCCCGGAACGCCGAAGCGGACGACACGATGTCCCATCCGCGCAACGCCCACGTTCGCCCGCCAGAGGCGAAGCTGCGGGTCCGTCCCGAATGCGCGGAGTATTGCGTTCTGAATCTGCTTCTCTGTCATAGACCAATCTCACGCCTGACCTCCGAAACGAACCCCTTGGGCCAGTGTCCGAAGATGTCCCGGAACCGATAAGATGCCCAGCCGGACTTGTAGCCTTTTCCAGCGGCTACCTGCGACAGATGCCTGAACACCTCCCGCTTCTCGACCAACGTAGCCTGTGTCGGATCAACGAGTTCGCCGCAGGCCAAGACGGGTGCTGCGCCGAAACGATCCTTGAACTGGTAATAGCTCCAGCCGGGCCGGTAACCGGCCGCTTGGCGCTGGGCCTCCAATAGCCGCCAGAATTCGCGGCGGTACTCGAAATCTGCATCGTCGAACTCGACGAGTTCGCCCTCGCCATGGATTGACGGGCGGCGACGCTCGGTTTCCGCCGGCGCCCAGCCGCACTCGGGGCACTGCTCGGCGCTATCCTCGAAGAGTAGGCCGCAACTGCCGCAACGGCGTAGCCCCAACGGCTCTGACGAACCGACCTTCTCGTCGGTTAGCGTGTAGTTCAGTCGCCGGGTGGCCAGGCCGTGGACGTGATGATTGCCTGCGTGGTCCAGTACGATCGCGCCGTCTTTGCCTTCGCAGGCACGCATGACCCGGCCGATCATCTGGAGATGCAGATTCAGGCTGGCCGTTGGGCGGGCGATGATTGCGCACTCCAGGGCGGGCAAATCCCAGCCCTCCGTAAGCACCATGCAGTTCGAGACGACCGTAGTCTGTCCCGTAGCCAGTCGCCGCAGGATCGCATCCCTGTCGGCGCGTGGGGTCGTGCCGTCGAGGTGCTCTGCTGCTACGCCGACTTCTCGGAAAGCTTCGGCGATAGCACGGCTGTGGGCCACGTTCACGGCGAAGGCGACGGTCCGCTTACCGTTGGCCCGCCTCCTCCAGGTCTCAACGATGTCGGCGTTCAGTTCGACCGTGTTGGATCTCTGCGCGAGGGCCGATACGCTGTAGTCCCCGGCGACGACGCGGATGCCGCGGAGGTCTGGAGCCTTCGACGTCCAGACCTTTGGACGATGCAGCCAGCCTTGGACGCACAGTTCTTCCGTCCGGGTCGCGACGACGAGCTTGCCGAACAGGTCGCCCAGCCCGCGGCCATCAAGGCGGAACGGCGTGGCGGTAAGGCCTACGATGATGGCGTTGGGGTACGTATCCAGAATGTTCTGGTACGTCTGGGCTCTCGCGTGGTGGCACTCGTCCACGACAATGATTGCAGCAGGCGGTTTTTCGCGACGAACAAGCGTGTGGACGGAGGCCACCTGGACCTGCGCGTTGGGCGAGCCGTCATAACCGCTCATGACGATCCCGGTATCCAGACCGTGCGCCGACAGACGCCGCGCGGCCTGGTCGATTAGCTCCTTGCGGTGCGCCAACCAGAGCGTCGGTAAGCCCAGATCCTCGACCAGGGCCGTGGCCATGACGGTCTTGCCGGAGCCGGTCGGCGCCACGAGAATGGGACGGTCGGCAAGTTCCGCCTTCACGGCATCAACTGCCCGGCGTTGGTACTGGCGCAGTTCAAGTGTGGTTGCTTCTGCGATCATTGGGACCTTTCTTGGGTGACAGATCAAAAGGGCAGTATCTTGCCTGGGCCTTCGTCGCGCATCGTCGCCCACTCAATTCCGCTGAGTTCGTCGGGCTGCTTGCCGCCGAACAGTTCGGCGATGATCCGGAACCACTCGCCTTCGATCTGCTCCTGTGTCCATTCGTCCTTGCAGTGGCGGCAGAACTCGGCCCAGGCATCGTCCATCGTGGCTTCGGTTTGGTTGGGCTCGGGCGTCGGGGGCTTTGCTGGCGGTTTTCGCGACGGTGAAGCCGGCGGGGAAGGTTTCGCCGTCGAGGCGGGCGCCGGACCGGCGACCGATCGAAACTTCGAGCCGAGACGGTTGCGGATCGTGGCCTTCGTAGTGTCGTCGGCCTTGCTCACTCCCCCGCCGGTGCTGCCGTAGGGATTCAAGAACTGGACCTTGATGCGGGTCTTGTCGTTGTAGGTCTCGAAGCCGAGCTTCACCTGGACGGGGCTTTCCGAGAGATCCGTCTCCTGCAGCCAGAACGGGTCGCGCCCGTCCCAACCCATCGCGGCCTTCAGCGCGTCGATACTGATGTTGTTCAGTGACCCGTCGCGGCATTCGAGGTAGAAATAGCCGACGATCTCCAGGCCTTCGTCGAAACAGTCCAGCCAATCTCCGTTTTTCAGTTCTTCAAAGATGCGGAAGCGGATGATGGCGGTGGCCAAGTCGTTCGGGCCGGTTTCGTCGACACCGATCTCGGCGGGATAAGCGTGAAAGAGTCCTTCTCTGTCGGGTAACATGGTGATTTTTCCTGTTTACGAGGTTTTGGGGAAGAGGTTGTCCCAGAGGGCGGTGTCGAACTGGACCAGTTCGATCTGTTCGGCCAGGCTGCGGGATTTGGCCATGCAGAAAGGCAATTCCTGCGGGTAGATAGTGCGTGTGCCGCTGCCTTGGGCCTTGCGGGCGTGCTTCTTTTCGCAGGTCACGTCGTAGCCGATGTACAATAAATGATCGAGCCACTCACGCACGCGCAACCGGATCGAAGCCTTGCCGCTGGAAGGATTCTGCAGACGCGGCTCCCAGCGGATATAGTCTTCGCCCTTGGGGTTCGGGACTGTCGCCGTGCAGTCGTGACAGATCAAGACAACGTGCCGGCCGGCGCGAACGTGGGCGTCAAGGTCGCTCAGGAGCGACAGGAATGTCTCGTAAAGGTGCTGGTAGCCTTTGCCATAACCGTAATCCTCGATCCGGCGGATGACGACGCCATCCTTCTCATGCGGGACATTCTTCAGCGTCCATGCCAGCGCCAGTTCTTCGGCTTTAGTAGCCGAGTCGATCACGATACTTCCGATTTCATCCCAGCCGTCGCCGTGGAGAATATCCCGGATATCCTGCCAGGTATTGATGCCATCGACGCGGCGGATATCCAGTTCGCCGAGAGAAGGCTTGAGGATCGGCAGGCTATCGTCGAGGTCGATAAACGCCACCGGCCCGGGCGCCATGGCGGAAAGGGTCGTTTTGCCGATCCCGCCTGGGCCGTACAGGCCGATTCGATGGCCTTGGGGTTTGATCTCGCCGAAAGAGACGCGACGGGCAGGCGGACTCGTAGTTCGTGACTGCGGTGCGGTCGGTGGTTTTCTGGCAGGCATGGTTATGCTCCTGATTGAGTTTTCGCGCGGACGCTTGCTTGAGCCGCGCAGTCAATGGGGGTTTCGTCCGTGTCGATGCGGTGGACCTCGAAAGCGTCCCTGCCAAACTCCCTGGAGACAAAGCCGGTGAAGATGCGGTTAATGTCTCGCCCCACGTCGCTGCCGGCGTCGATCACGCAGACGCCGTCCTTTGCGCGAAGGCAGTACCGCGCATCGAGTCGGACACGCGATTCGCCCAGGAGGCACTCGACTGCCAGGATGGCCAGCAGCAGTGATTCCTCCAACTCGCGGGCGGGAACGTTGCTGTTAAACCGGTATCTGTAGAGTTCGCTGGACATCGCTGGTCCTTTCGCGGCCGGTTGTCGGCCTCTGCTGTAGACCTACCGAAGCCCGGAGCAATGCGCCGGAAGAAGTCACAAATATTCCTCCAGCCCCGCATCCGCGCAGAACTTCCGCAGCAGTTTGATCCGCTCGTAGAGGGTGCCGCGTGGGATGCCCAGTCGGCGCGCCACGCCAGCCGGAGAGGTAATCCTGAGTTCATCCCAAACCGGCCGGAGTCGCTCAGGAAGGCACGAACGAATCTCAGTAAGGGCGGCGGCTAGGTCGGCATGGTCGATGAAATGCATGTGCTCACGGCCGAGCCTGCGGGCGCCCTCATTCTCATCCATCATCGCCGCCCGTTGCGTTTCGTTCCCGTCAGCGTCTCGAACGGGGGCGTCGAGCGAACACTCCGCGCGCCGATAGTCACGTTTTGCCGCCAACCGGTGTTCGATTAGCGAGGCAATGCCCTTCTTGACCACGTGATCTATGAAGGGCTTGAGATCGCCCTTGTCAGGGTCGAATCGGCCGAGCCGGGACCACAAGAACGCAGCCAGTTCCTGCTGGATGTCATCCTCGTCTGAACGCCCGTACCCGTAATGTCCGACGAGTTTCTTTGCCTTGAAGCGAATAAGTTTTGCTGCATAGTCTGGAAGGTTCTGAAATCGGGAATTGCCATGCATTGCGATCTCCCCGCGGGCGCGGAGAGATTCCTGGTGGTAATGCAGACGGCTGCTGTGTTCTTCCTGTAACCGTGGTCATGCCGGACCTCCGTGCTCCGCACAAAAGGCCCCCGAAAGGCAGGTCCGGCCAGCATCGCCTTCCGGGGGCAGCTATGAACATCCTGTCTCACCGGACCCGCCATCCTGGGTGCCGTGAAACTTCACGATGAGTGGGAGATGGGACGGAAAATTATGCGGTGCAATAAGCCGAACTGGGTTTAAATACAGGAGTTACAGCGGAGAGAAATGCAGGGTTTTTCGTGATGCTGAGAAGAAGGAGTTGTGAATATTCACAGGTCCGCGTTTTCGGTGGTCAGGGTGAACCTGACATGCCAGCTTCCATCCCCTCCGAGAATGAACGGATCGCCCTCGATTCCAAGAACATCCCGTAGGTTTTTGGCAAGGAGCGATTTTCGTTTGCGGTGTTTCTCTTCCGGCCTGCTATTTTGCCAAGTCACCACACCGTTTCCTTCCGCGAAACGGCGAAGAAGGTCCCATTGCTTCGTGGGATTCCCCGTCTTAGCGTTAAGCATACCCATTTGCGTGTAGTTGCGTATCTCCTGAACATCGCCAACGGAGACAGACACCGTATGCCCGTCTTTGAAGATGATGGAGATATCTTCCCACCCAGCCCCTTCGGGTGTAGGAAATTTGTGCAATAGCCTCTTCTTCGCTGTACTGCCCCTACTACCATATACGATGTTCAGTAGACAGTCCGATGGCAGTTCCCCTTGTCGCATCTCGGAAACGCCTTGCCGGGCTGCCGTGTCCAGACCATGCAATACTTGCCGTGCATGTCGCTTGTGGAGTTCAAAGACCTTCTGAGCGACTGCGTCTGCCGTGCCGTCGATATGATTGATCAATCGGCCTACTTCACCAAACCGGGAACAGAATTCAACGGCCGTGGACATGCCTTCGATTTCGCCCACTGTTTTCGCATAGGACTCGACCAGGATGCGTTCTTCGGTCTTCCTTCTTGATCCCCTCAGCACATCGAGTTTGTACATTTCCGCCGGGTCTTCTTCGTCTGTGTACCCGGCCGCGAGCGCGACCAGTCGGCGGTCGACACATTGTGAGCACCTTCCACAGTGGCTGTGAAGCTTCGTCAACTCCCATGTATGAGCACAACTTGTTGTACGAGCACAAAGCCCCGAGTGGCCTGCCGCCTTGATCGCCTCCAAAACATCGGTCTTTGTTTTCCAGAAGAACGGATTCTCGACATTAATGTCACGCTCGAAAAGCATACTAAAAAGCGCGGAGAAACCAGCAAGAACCTGCGGATGCGTCGTCCGGCTCGCTCGTCCACCAATTGCCTGAGGAGTAAGTGGCAGATTCATGCTGACAATACCGTTCTCGTAGAATCTGACCCTATCGAGGCCAAAGAGGCGGGCAACCACCATGCCGAGCGAGGCATATAGAAAAGAACGACTCCGTTGAGTATGTTCCCTGCCAAGCTGCTTGTCCTTGTTGATCCACACCGGTACATGGAATGGCGCAAGGCTTTTGTCTGTGAGCACGTCCGATATATCGGCGACGAGTCCCTTCTGTCGAGCATCCAGTTTGCTGACGGGGCGATGGCTAACCAAAGCGACTTTTCGGCCGTCCTCCAGGATCTCTTTGACGGCGCCGCCAAAAGAATCCAACCCCCCAGAGAACAGCATTACTTCCTCGATGCCGAAGGTCCGTGCGGCATCCTCGACACATTCAAAATAACTGTCAAGAGCGGGAGGATCTAGCAGCTCGCTGAAGACAAATTCATAGTCGTCGTCCGACAGAAATCCGAGTGTCGCCGAGAGTTCTTTCTGAACGTCGGGTTGTGACCAGATTTCCGGCCTTCGGACGGGAATCTCAAATCGTAAATGCCGGCGCCATTTCTGACCATACTCAAGCTCCTTCATACCGCCGCGACCCGCCGCCTGGTCCGCACAGTAGACAAAGGTAGCAACTTCAAGCAAGTCGGCTGCGATCTCTGGGATGCCGGCCACGATCGAACTGCTGATATCACTAATGCGTAGGTTCACATTGCCGTGTCTGCGGTCAGTGTCCAAGCGTACCGTCTTTGCTCCACGCCAGGCTTGTTTGCGTGACGAGAGTTTGGCGGGACCGCAGAGAATGACATGCTCAGCCGACATCCACTGTCCCCCGTCGGCTAAGTTCTGACCGGATCTTCTTCATCGCTGCCCAGGCGAAGTTTCGAGCCTTGGCGGGGGATATCCCATCTTCGTAGTTTGCTTTCGAGTACCATCCACCCGCAAACTCCTTGACTATCAAGGCCACCTGACTGCAGTGCATACCAAGTCGGTCGATGAACTCTCCGTGCTCTCCGGGATTATGAAACCGCCTTTCCGCGCCAACATGATTGGAAAGCTCGCGACCGAGGTGATAGGTGAGGTATTTCTGTGTCAGGTTAGAAAAGAAGTAGTGCGACAAAGTTGAGAATCCCACCTTTGTGGAGAAGCTCCTTACGGCGTCCTGCACGTCAGCGGGCGTCGTCGTGAACAGAGTTCTTGACCTCGCGGTACAGAGCCGGGCCAGCGTTTCCGTTGCCGCCATCTGAGCCATCTCGCCTATGTCAGTACGGCCAGCGGTCTCCCGGAGGTGGTTGTCCATCGCGTCGCTGAACCCGCCGACTATGTCAAACACGGAGGGTTCTCCTGGGACGGATACGCCGATGCTGTCCAAGGCGGCACAAAAATCATCCTGGCGAGCGGCCAGGATGATTCGACTCAGCAGCCATACCGTGTGGCAAAGCCCTTCGTCGGACGATGCAACCTGGAGCCCACGTTCTGCCGCATGCATAGTTGCACCTGCCACCGCGCCGGCGCTTGCTCCCTCATCTGAAAGCAGCTCAACGACCTGCCTCCATCTTGGCGTGTTGGGCAGCGTTCCAACGCGTATGTGACCCATTCTCAACCTGCTTTCGGATCAGTCTATATAATGGAATTACTCTATAGGCGCAACTTCCCCCATTTACGCCTCTTATCGGACATATCCGCAGATTCCTTGATCGTACGGCAGGCCCATGCCCGCCATCACTGGCCTTGAGCGCGGTCAGTTCCTCTGCCTTAGGTCGAGTATCGGCGCTCTGCCGCCGCTTCCGGTAGGTCTCCAGTAGGACCATCCGTGCCCCGGTACCAACATGGAAAGTGACAGTATGACCAATATAACAAACCCGGACCAGATGACCGACGACGCACGCCTGGACGAGATGGCCGGTATCCTTGCCACGGGCCTGTTACGGCTGCAATCCCGGCGCTTGGGCCGTGAAAAAGAGAGAGCGTTTTCTCCGGACAATTGCCTTGCTGTTCCTCCCGACACAAGCCCTCATGCGATGGACCCTTAACAGAAAGGATATCGCATGGAAACGACCGTATTACAGCAGGTTACAGAATTATCGAAAATGGCATACAGTGCCCTGAAAGACAGGTGGCGCAGCTTGTACGGGACCGACCCGCCAGCGTACAAGCGGGAGCACATGATCCGGCGCCTGGCGTATCGGATTCAGGAACTGGCCTACGGCGGGCTGTCCGACGCGGCGAAGGAGCAACTGGCCCAGATTGCCGACGCCGACAATTTCGGCGACCAGGCCACGCGAAAGAAGCGGCGGAAGGCAAAGTCCACGCAGCCGCTTCCCGGCACGCAGCTCATTCGTGAATGGCGAGGCGTGCAGCACGAGGTGACGGCCGTGGCGGGCGGGTTCGAGTATCAAGGCAGACCATACCGGTCGCTGTCGGCCGTGGCCAAGGCTATCACCGGGTCGCACTGGAGCGGCCCGCAGTTCTTCGGGCTGCGGACGGCAAAAAAGACGGAGGCAGAATCATGATTCGCACTGCAACGGAAGTCGAGACCGTCCGGTGCGCCATCTACACCCGGAAATCCCACGAGGAAGGCCTTGAGCAGGAGTTCAACTCCCTCCACGCCCAGCGAGAAGCGGCCGAAGCATTCATCGCCAGTCAGCGGCACGAGGGATGGATGGCGATTCCGACCGACTACAGCGATGGCGGGTTCTCAGGCGGCAACATCGAGCGACCGGGCCTAAAGGCGCTGATGCGGGACATCGAGGCCGGGCGTGTGGATTGCGTGATGGTCTATAAGGTCGACCGGCTCAGCAGGTCGCTGATGGACTTCGCTAGGCTGATGAGCGTGTTCGATGATCGCGGCGTGTCGTTCGTATCCGTGACCCAGCAGTTCAACACCACGACGTCGATGGGTCGATTGACGCTGAACATCCTCCTGTCATTCGCCCAGTTTGAACGAGAGATTATCGGCGAGCGCATCCGCGACAAGAAGGCCGCCTCGGCGAAGAAGGGCAAGTACATCGGCGGCAACCCATTCCTCGGCTACGACCTGGACCGGGAAAAGATGCGCCTGATGGTGAACCCGGACGAGGCGGAAGTGGTTCGATTGGTCTTCGAGCGATTCGTCGAGTTGAAGTCCACCATCAAGGTGGCGCGGGAACTGAACGCCAAGGGCCTCCGGACAAAAGCGTGGACGACGAAGGCGGGCAAGTCCAAGGGCAACAAGCGGTGGAACAAGGTGTACGTCTACCGCACGCTGGTGAATCGGAAGTACATCGGCGAGATCGTCTACAAGGACCAGACGTATCCCGGCGAGCAAGAGGCCATCGTAGACCGTAAGACGTGGGATCGGGCGCATCGCGTCATTGCGGAGAACAGGCACGTCCGGACGATGAAGACACGCTGCACGACGCCGGCGCTACTTCGGGACATTATCCGCTGCGGGCACTGCGGGAACATCATGGGCATCACATCGCCGGGCGGTGCGAAGAATAAGTACCGGTACTACCTGTGCCACCACGCCCGGACGAACGGCTACGATACATGCCCGGTCAAGTCGGTAGCGGCGGGCGAAATCGAAGGGGCCGTCGTCGAGCAACTGCGGCGCATCTTCCGGTCGCCCGATGTCATCGCCCGGACATTCCGTGCCGTGAAGCAGCGGGCCAACGAGCAGCGCGAGGCGCTGACGCAGGAGAAGAAGGCCCTCGACAAGGAGCTGGCCCGGCTGAGAAAGGCGATGGGCAGCCTGGTGCAAGCGGGCGACGACGGCCTGCTGGCCGACGAACTTCGGAAAGTCAATGATGACTACGCCGAGGCCGAGGCACGCCTGCGGGCCATTGAGATAGAGATCGAAGCGTGCGGCGGTGATATGCCCAGCGAAGCAGAGGTGACCGAGGCGCTCGGCAAACTCGACCCGGTGTGGGACGAACTATTCCCGGGCGAACAACAGCGAGTGGTTCAGTTGCTGGTCAAGGAGGTCCGAGTCAGCACCGACGGCCTGTTGATCCGCCTACGCACCAATGGCCTGCGGTGTATCGTGGCCGAACTTGAAGATGGGCAGAAACATTCCGCAGACGCTGGCGGCGAGACCATCGACGTCCACGTGCCCATGGAATTCAAGGTCCGCGGCGGCCGCAAGGAGATCATCCTCCCGCCCGACGCCAACACAACGCCCGACGTTGGCCCACAACGCCCACTTGTCGTAGCATTGGCCCGTGCCTTCCGCTGGCAGGAAACGCTCGACACGGGGCAAGCGGTCTCTATAGACGAACTGGCCCGGAAGTACGACGTCGATCGGTCTTACGTCGGCCGGACGCTCAAGCTGACCAGTCTCGCGCCGGACATCGTCGAGGCGATCCTGGCAGGCAATGAGCCGAGTGGAATCAGCTTGCGGGAATTGCAGAAGGGCCTGCCTGTGTGCTGGGGGAAGCAGAGGGAGAGGTGCCGGGTGGGTGGCTAACGACCTGGCGTTCAGCAGCGGTCGAAGGGCGTCCGCTGGAGCGGCTTGTTAGCTGACTCTCCTCTGAGGGAGCACTCCCGAACTCATTGCGAGCCCGACAAGCGCCCAGTAGTTGATCTGGTTCGGATACTGGTTGGCAGGATGCCAGAAGTCGAACGCAACTGCGTTGCCAACTCGCCAGACCATTTCATGAAGGTGAATGGCATCCGGCCACAGTGTGGGATACGCGACGTCCCAGGTGTAGCCGCACACGATCACGTCCGGTCCGATTAGAGCGACTTGCTGGCGAAGGGCGTCAGCGTCGCGGCTGGCGTAATCCTGAACTTCGGCTAGGTCGGAGGAGGAACGCCCTCCGCTCTTCTTCAGGTTGACAACGGCGCTGGCAAGAAGGGACTCGCTGGCTGCGTCGTCGTCGGGGAAGCACGGTGCTCCACGATCCGTAAGGCCATGCAGCGCACTCGCCCACTGACCGGCAGACCACCACATCTTATGGCGCGGCCCACCCCAATCGTGGAGAATGAGTTGCCGAAGATCGAAGCCGGATCCCTCGGTGTCGTATGCTTCCTTCAGAAGGAACAGGACCCGGCGAGGTGCTTGCTTCCACCGCGCAGGGTCGATGATGCCATCACGGATGAACCGTTGCCCCTTGTGCAACGGGCTTGCGGCCAGTGTATCAAGCAGAACCTCATGCCGGTCACTCATCGCTCACCTCCAAGGCCTCAGAGCCCTTGCTCAATGGAATTCCAGTGAGCAGGGATATTGCCATACTCACTGAAAAAAGCAAATCCCGTGCCAGCACAAATCCCGTCCAACGCAGACGGGAGCCGAACCGGCGCTACGCTGTCATTATCTGCTGTAAACACCATCAAGGCAAAAACTTCTTTTGCTGAATGGACGATTGATGTTTTCAACACGCTCGCGCCAGGGAACTGTCAGAACCAAACCGCGTATACGTCCCGACAGGGCAGTTTCGTAACACCTTCCCATTAAGCACCTTCTGGCGTGGGGACTTTTTGGGGGTAGTCCCGACGCATCAGATAGGAATCGGACAAAGAGAGAGAAAACGGGCACTTTCCGGGCGAAACGCGCCAAGCGGGTCCCGACGCGATTCGCCAATACCGGCGCGAAGCGTTGGTCGAAAGTCTCGTGACAAGGCGAGTTAACGAAGCGGGCCCC